CCGCGCTTGAGCCGCTCACGCTCGCGCAACTCAAGGCGCACTTGCGCATTGACGCGACAATGACCGACGACGACGCGTTGCTTACGAGTTACATCTCGGCGGCTCGTCATTGGGCAGAGCGTTACACGAACCGCGCTTTCTTTCCGCAGCAGTGGCGACTCAATCTCGATCACTTCCCGCTGAGCTATGAAGCGCTCCCCACGGTGAACCCCTCCCTGCGTCGAGACTTCCCGTTCTATGCGGGCTATTGGAACCAAGCGACAATCGGGCTCTCTAAGCCCCGCGTGACGTCAATCGACTCGATCACTTATCTCGACCAGACAGGCGCGACGCAGACGCTCGACCCGAGCTCGTATATCGCAGACCTCGCGAGCGAGCCCGCTCGCATCCTTCCGGCCCCGTCGATGTTCTGGCCGACCGCTGCGGCATACATCCCCGGCTCAGTGCGAATCACTTACACGTCGGGCGATTACGCCACATTGAACGACGTGCCTCAAGACATAGTCGTCGCGCTCTTGCTGCTCTGCGCTCAGTGGTACGCGCACCCAGAGGCGACAGGCGTCGGCGTGAGCGCAGACGAGCTCCCCTTTGCAGTCACGGCGCTCTTGCGGTCGCATCGCTTCGAGTGTCTCGATCTTGATTCGGTGATCTAATGCCCATCGACCCGCTCTATCTCAACCCCGGCGACTTGCGTCACAGAGTCACGATACTCAAGCCGAGCACGCAGCGCGACGCAGCGGGCCAGCCCTCGCAGACGTGGACGCCTGTTCTCGTCACTCGCGCATCTATTCGCGGCCTCACTGCCCGCGAGCTCGCGAGCCTTGATGTGATCGCGAGCCAGAACGTCTATGAGATTCGCATTCGATACCCCGGCAACGGGCTCCGACTTGTCTCAGGGATGCGAGTGCAAGCGTTAGACGGGCTCTATCTCGTGCAAGACGTGACAGACGAGCTCGCTCGTCGTCGCGTCGTCAAGATCACAGCGCTCGCAATCAACGAGGACGCATAGCGATGTTTTCAGTCTCAGTCGATACAGACTCACTCAAAGAGGCGCTCGACAAACTGCCCGAGCACGTCGCAAAAGGGCGACTCAAGGCAGCGCTCACAGACGGCGCGAGCGTCTTGCTTGAGCGCATCGTCGATATGGCCCCAGAGCGCAACGACCAACCGACCCCCGGCTCTAACTCGCTGCCCCCCGGTATGCTCCGCGCCGACATGACGATGAGCGTCAAGATGAGCGAGGACGGGCGCTTCGGCAGTGTTCGCGTCGGGCCGACGAGTGACACAGCCCACGTCGGGCGCTTTCAAAACAACGGTTATCCGCTCGTCAAGGGCGGGCGACTTAGACGTGGCGCTCGCAAGCAAAAGAACGCAGCGAAAGGCCGAGTGATCGGTTACGTCGAGGGACAGCACTTTATGGAGCGCGCCTTCGACGAAGCGGGGCAGAGCGCGCTCAACACGTTTATGTATCGACTCGAAGAGTTGCTCTCGAAGGGATACAAACCCCGCCCGCCGAAAGGGACGCCATGATCGCAGTTTCTCTCTTGCCGCTCATCACGGGTAACGCTGGCGTGTCTGCGCTCGTGGGCACATCGGTTCAACCGATCCCCGCGCCCGAGGACTTAGCGAGTTATCCCTGCATCACCTATCAGACTGTGTCGTATGTGCCCGACTACACGAGCGACGGCGCGACGGGCTTCGTGCAAGCGCGCCTTGTCTTTAATTGTTGGGGCGTTGGCTACCTACAGGCGGGGCAGATACGCGACGCGCTCATCAAGGCGCTCGGCGGTTACATGGGCAAACTCCCAGACGGCACTCAAGTCTTTCTCATTCGCGTCGCGAATGGCGAGGATTACTTCGACCCCGACAATCGCCTTTATCGTGCGACGTTGCACGTCATCGTTCAATACGCCGAGCAGTAAGGCGACGCACTCAACGCGCTCGCGCTGCGAGCCCTAACCATCGCATGAGGTAACAACTATGGCAGCAAGCAAAGCGGGCACGGGTGCGGGTGCGGTCCTCAAGATCAACACGGTAAGCACCACCTATGTCCCTGTCGCACAGTTAAAGACGTTCTCGTTTAGCGGTCAGAAATGGGCGCTCGATGACGTGACGAATGCGGCGTCTCCCGCTGCGGGCGGGGGCGTCATCAAAGAACAGTTGCCGTCGATTCTCGATTACGGGCAGATGGACGTCTCGGGCGTGTGGCTCTACAACGACGCGGGTCAGGTGCAACTTATGACCAACTTCAACGGGGGCGTCTTGACTAACTTCAAGATGATTCTCGCGCTCGTCGAGGGTGAGACGACCACACAGACCGAGTATGACTTCGCGGCGTATATCACCGATATGCCCGTGCCGGATATCAGCTTTGACAAGTCGCTCACGTTCAAGGCGTCGCTCAAGTTGAACGCGATCCCCACCATTACCGCTGGCGCTTAATCTCGCCGCACTCGGAGGCTATAAGTTATGGCAGCAACGAAAGCAATGACCGGGCAGGGCATGACCCTCACTGTCGGGGGCGCGTCTGTTGGTCAGTTGAGGTCCATGCAGTTCAACGGCGTCAAGTGGGCGCTCGACGATATCACCAACGCAGGGTCGCCCGCTGCGGGCGCGGGCGTCATCAAAGAACAGATGCCGACCGTTCTCGACACGGGCACTCTCGAAGTCGGCGGCGTGTGGCTCTACAACGACCCCGGCCAACAGGCGCTTATTTCTAACTTCAACACTGGCGCGCTCGTCGCGTGCGTCGCCGCTGTGCCCAAGGGTGAAGGACAGGCGACGTCGGGCACGTCGTTCACGTTCTCGGGTTACGTCACTGCGCCGCCTTACCCCGATATCAGCTTTGATAAGGGCTTGACGTGGAAAGCGACTATCGAGATTAACACCGCTGTCACTGTCTCTTACGGTTCTTAACCTCAGTCCGGCCCGCCGAGAGCCCTCGCGCCTACTCGCGAAAATCTCGGCTCAACTCTAGTAGGAGAGTTACACGATGACGAACCCCACCGCAGCAACGCAGACCGTCACACTCAAGGGGCGCGACTATGCGCTCGCGTTCGACTTCGCCGCAATCGCAGACGCCGAAGATATCACCGGGCGCTCACTCATCACAGGGCTCAAGCGTAAAGACGTTGACTCGCCCGCTGTGAAACTCGTGCAAGCGATGTTCTGGGCTTGCACTCGCCGCACTCATCCAGAGCTCACTTACTCGGAAGCGCAAGCGCTCATCACGCCGAAGAATATGGCCCGCACATGGACAGCGATCCTCAACGTCTGGGTGGCTGGCATGGCAGAGGCCGAGGACGGTGAACCGGGGGAAGCACAGGCGGGGAGCTAACGCGAGAGCAACGCTGGCTCGCGCTCTGGAGTCATGCGCGCTATGACTTGGGCGTGAGTGAGCCCGACTTCTGGGCGCTCACGCCCCGCCAGTTGAACGCGCTCACGAAGCGCTGGCGCGCTCGATGGGACGCTGAGCGCTATCTCTTCGGGATGCTCGCGTCTGTCACTGCGAACTTTTCTTTCTGCCATCCCAAAGAGCCATACTCGCCCGCCGACTTCATGCCCGGTTACAAGCGCGACAGCGAGCGCGAGCTCCCCGCCGACGACAACTCTATCGCGAGAAAGATTCACTCGATACTCGCGCCCCGCTCTATTCCTAAGAGGTAAGCAATGGCAGTATCCGCAGAGGTGGCGTCGCTTTATGTGACGTTTAAGGCGCAGACTGCCGAGTTCAAGAAAGCGCTCGAAGATGCGGGCGTTCAGGCTCGGCGGTTTGGGCGCGAGATGGAACAATCGACGCACGAGGCGAAAGCGTCCATCGCCCTCTTGAGCGAGCAGATAGGCGTTCACCTTCCCCGGCATCTGCGGTCGTTCGTCGCTGAGCTCCCCGGCGTCGCTGGCGCGATGAGCGCAGCTTTCGAGACTGTCGCTGTCGTCGGCCTCATCATGGTCGTCGTCGAAGCGGGAAAGAAAATTTACGAGTTTGTCGAAAAGAACAAAGAGGCAGCAGAAAAGAACAGGCTCGCATGGGAGACGTCCACTGAGGCCCTCCACTCACACGGCGAAGAGTTAGAGCTCGTCAATATCAAGATTGAGAACCAGATAGCAAAGCTGCGCGGCAAGCCCGAGAACAAACTCGCAGAGGCGCTCATCGAAGCGCGCATCGAAGCGGCGAAACTGTCGGCAGAGTTGAACAAGGCGAACGAAGAGGCGCTCTCTCTAATGAAAGCGCAGTCTCACAATATGTTCGTCAATATGCTCAAGGGCAACGAGGGCACGGGCACGCAGCGCGAGATTAACACTCTCGCCGACCACATGAAATGGATGGGGTTAGCCAAGACGCCCGAGGCGCAGTTACAAGAGTCGCAGAGTTACGCGAAAGTATTGCAGACGCGCCACAACGAACTAGCCGCAGAGATTACGGTCCAGCACGGCATACCGATCAACGGGCATCCCGTCCAGAACACCTACAAAGACGCAGACGGCGGGGTTCACAACACGCCTATCGTCATGGGCGGTTCGCTACAGCCCGCGCTCGACACAGTCGATCAACTCATGGCGCGCCAGCAAGCCGAGCAGACCATCATTGAGGCGACCATCGAGCACGCGAAGCTGGTCAAAGACTTAGCCAAAACGCAAGAGGATAAGTCGGCGGGCGACAAGCAAAAGAAATGGCTCGGCGAGCAAGTCTCAGGGATGATCGCTGAGACGAAGTTTCGCGCAGAGGAAGAGAAACGCATCGACAAAGAGGTCGAAGAGTACGGCGAGCGACTGCTCTCGCAAGAGCTCGACGCGAAAGCGAAAGCCGATAAAGATCAAATTGCGAGCGACCGCGAGAAAGCGAAAGCGTTCGTCGATAACGTAAAGGCGCAGATACAGGCGCAGCGCGACCTCATCTCGCAAGCGAGCGACCGTTACAAGAGCGTCGAGCACGACACAGCCCAACGCGTCAAGATGGGCACGCTCACGCCCGAGGGCCGCAGCGCAGCGCTCGCCGCAGCGACGCAACAAGAGACAGACGCGAAAGTCGCAGCCTATACCGCAATCCGCGACCTCTTGTTTTCTATCGGCAAGTGGGACGCGAAGAGTCTCGGCGCTCAATACGGCATAAGCGAGGGCTCGCTCGGGCCGTCAGACGCCGAAGCGCAGAAAGCGAGCGACGACCGCGACAAAGCAGCGCGAGACGGCGACCAACGCTTGCTCGATATCCACGCGGAGTATGCCGAGCAGATTCGCGAGCGCTGGCTCAACGCGCTCTCTGGCGTCAATGACAATCTCGCGAATGCGCTCATGGGCGACAAGACGAACTGGAGCGGGATGTTTCACAGCATGGGGCATAACATCCTCACGGCACAGATGCGCAACGTCGAGGGCGGGCTGCTCAACAAACTCGGCGTCGGCAACGCAGACGGCAAGAGCAAGAACACTGCATGGTGGGTTCGTCTCGTCGATGGCGCGACGGGCGGCGCTCTCTCTGGCAGCGCGCTCGGCGGCAACTTGGGCGGGGGTCTGCTCGGGATGCTCAATGACTCCAATTTCTTTTCGGGGTTGTTTGGCGGGCGTCTGTTCGGCGCGGGCGGTTTCTTCGGGCCTCACGCTATGGGCGGCCCCGCGATGGCTGGCGTGCCGATCCCCGTGGGCGAGCTCGGGCCTGAGATGTTCGTCCCGTCTGTGCCGGGGAACATCATCCCCACGAATCGACTCGGCGGGGGCGGCGTCACTATCGGGCACATCGACGCTCGCGGCACTGACCCCGCACTAACTCAGATCGCAGTCATGCGCGCTATGTCGCAGACGCACGCTCAAGCAGTGCGCGACGCGTCGAAGGGCATCGCAGACCGTAACCGTCGCGTCCCGCACTAAGAGGAAACTCATGGCAATTATCGGAACATTCAACGGCACGAGTATTGTCGGCCTACCGTGCGACATACTCTCAGGCGTCACGAAGCCGAGCTCTATCGAGTGGAACCCTCAAGAGGTCGTCGCTGTCTCGACGTCGCCGTTCACGGGGCAGACGCAGACATACGACTGGCAAGCGTCATGGTGGGAGGCTCGCGTAAGTTTCCCGCCTATGACTCGCGCATCTGCCGACGCGTGGAGCGCTTTCATTCTTGAGTGTCGCGGCCAGAGCAATTTCTTTTCTATCGGCGATTACAAAGCAGCAACACCGAAGGGCGTCGCGACTGGCGCGCCCAAAGTGAACGGCGCGAACCAGACGGGCTATTACGTCAACACGAAGGGATGGACGCCGAGCGTCACGAACATTCTCTTGCAAGGCGATTACATCCAGATCGGCTATCGGTTCTATAAGGTTCTCGACCCTGCTAACTCCGACGCGACCGGGCTCACTCAGTTGCACATCTGGCCCAACTTGCGCGACCTACCCGCCGACTCGACTGTGATCGCGACGAGCAACACGAAGGGCTTGTTCCGGCTCAAGGCGAATAGCGGCAACAAATGGAGCATGAACCCCGGCAACTATGGCGTGTCGGGCTTCGAGATTCGAGAGGCTATCTAATGCCCCGCACAATGACCGCAGCGATGCAGACGGCGCTCTGCGCGCCCGTTCTGCGCTTAGCGATTCTCGTCTCGCTCCAGTTCGGCACTCAGACGGTTTACATCTGGAGCGGCACAGGCCCGCTCACTTGGAACAGCATGACGTTCCAAGGCGTCGGCTCGTTCGGCAAGATGGGCGAGATAAGTGAGGACTCAAACGTCGAAGCGAAGGGCGTCAAGCTCACGCTCTCGGGCATTCCGTCGAGCATGATGAGCGAAGTCCTCACAGACGTTCGCATTCTGCGCACAGCGAAAATGTGGCTGGCGCTCTATAACTCGTCGAGCGTTCTCATCGCCGACCCGCTCTTGAGCTATCAGGGGCTCATCGACGCGCCCGAGATTACAGACGACGGGCAGACGTGCTCTTGTTCTATCTCGCTTGAGAACTGTCTCGTTGACCTCAATCGCGAGTGTTATCGACGCTTCACAGACTCGGACCAACAGCAGGACCTCAGCGCGACGCTCACGCGTCTCTCTATGTCGCAGAGCACAGCAGACACGGGGTTCACTCACGTCGCGGGCCTTCAAGAGCAAATAACGTTTTGGGGTCGCACGCCCTCATCGGTGAACAACGTATGACGCGCCTCAACGACTGGCCTACACGTCTCAGTGATTACGTTCTGCGAGTCGCTCGCGAGCCGTTCAAGTATGGGCGGCTCGACTGCGGCCTCTTCGTCGCTGGCGCTATTGACGCGCTCGTCGGCGTTGACGTCGTCGCAGAGCTCCGGGGCCAATACAGCACGAGGCGCGAAGCGTTCGACGTGATCGCGTCTCACTGTGGGCGTCGCTCGATGGAAGCTATCGCCGCTCATCTCGCAGAGCGCAACGGATTCCCAGAGACGCCCGTCGCGTTCGCTCAGTGCGGCGACCCTGTCGTCTTGCGCAGGGGCGCGAGCTCGTCGCTCGGGATCGTCGCGATGCACGGCACAGAGTTACTCACGCCCTACAAAGACGGGTTGCTGCGTCTCCCTCTTTCTCACGCAACTCGCGCTTATCACATCTGAGGTCTATTCATGGCAAAAGCGGTTACAGAGGTCGCTATTGGTGCGGCTGCTATCGGTGCGGCGATCCTCATTCCCGGTGGCGGCATTGCGATTGCAGGGCTCGCCATCTCTCACCTTGCCGCAGTCTCCGCTCTGACGTCCATCGCTATGTCGTCAGTCATGGCGGGCGTCTCTG